GTCTTAACACATCTAACCTAAATTCATATTAATCAATGAATACTCGGTATCTGCTGATACAGCCATTACATCACCAACTTCTTGTAGTACGTTGTCAGTTGCTGGCGCAACACCGCCTGCTGTACCGCCAGAGCGAACTGCTGCATTACCTACAACCAAAGTGCCTACTGTGAGAAGTGCTGCTGGTCCTTTTATAACTGCCCAACCATAATAGTCTGCTGTCATATCAACGACAGTAGCTCCCATCAACGCACCTGTTTCTGTTGCTGGTGCAACAATTAGGTTGGTATTTGGGTTCTCTATTAGAGATAGTTGTGAGCTAGTTGTTAGTGCAGTCGCTAAATCATCGTAGCAAGTAATCTCAACAGAAGGGTCCTCTGAATGATCGTGTGCTGGATTGGATTTTACTCTAAGGCATTGTCCTTCACCATTCACATCATTTACCCAAAGATAGCCATCTGCATATTGGTTAGCTGTTAAGTCAGTACCCCCAGTTTCAACAGATATTACAGTTTCACCTGCTGCTACTGCTGCTGTTGCTGTCATATTAGAGTGATGAGCAACTACTGCTGCGTGTTGAAGAAGTTTACCAGCAGTTACTGCTGTTCCGCCTATTTCAACATAACGATAAACATTATTACCGTAAACCAGAGTGCTTCCCAGAGGGAAGAGTTGCGAGGAACTTTCTGTGTAGGGATCAACTGTCCCGTACTGGCTCCCCCCTTTACCGACTATAAGGTCAGCAGGCCCATATCCTGTTGCTGCTGCATACTGAATATGTCCACCATCATCAGTATAGACATTACCGTCTTTGTTTATTACAAAACCTTCAGTAACGGCCCCTGTCGTTGAATTGATATCAATGGTTTTGAAACCATTTTCGGAGCGTACTGCTCCTGTGAAAGTTGTATTAGCCATTTCTTTCTCCTGTCTCGGCTAGTGTCTGCCACACGATGTGACAGTCAGGAAAAGGGAAAAGGAACGCCCGAAGGCGTTCCGATTCCTGCTTTCAGTCTACGAAGCTCCCGGCGATCCAAAGATACCAAGTGGATCACTTACTCCAAAAGAGTATCTCTCTCTCGCTTTATACCGGACATTACCGGTATCGAAGTCTCCATCCATATTGGTACTTAGTGCCGACCTCGTGAAATGCTTCATTCCATCAGGAACGTCAGTGATCAGGAAGAAAGCATTTGTATCGGTCAAATAATTATTGACCGCATAGCCCTCTGGAATCACACCATTCGTCTTGATTGCATTCACATCATTATCAGCAGTAGCTACCCGATAAGTACTTTCTAGTAATCGTGTAGCAGCAAACTGAAGATCAGTCGGAATAATAAGTTTCTTCGGCTTTGCAGCAATTTTCAAACCCCTTTCGTCAGTCCACTTAGAGATTTGAATTACAGCATTCTCAAGCGAAGTCTCGTTCAGGTCAGCCGCAGTAGATGGCCTATTGCTATTGGTTCCACCAGTAACAAGCGGATGTGCTGTGCTGAAAAGAGCCACATCATCACCTGACTTGAAAGTAGTGGAGAAACCATTATTTAGCGGATAAGCCGCCTTTACCTGCTTCGTGTACGCCATCGCCCTTGCCAGCGCCTTGGTATATCTACCAGAAACAGAAACATAGAGATTATCCTCCATTGCCTCTTCCGTGATAGAAAAACCTAAAGCGATAGTTTCGTGCGTGTAACGTGCAACAAAGGACTCCTGCGCCGTATCGTATTCGATAGCGGAGCCTTCATCCTTTACCGGTGCCGCGCCAAAACCTGACAGTTTCAGTTCCTCTTCGAATGAACGCTCGGAATTCTCAGAAGAGTAAATTTCCGTGTGTTCATTTTCGTATCGAGCATAACTATCTCCAAACAAGGCATTTAAGCCCGGAAGGAGTTGTTTAAGCTCATTAGCTCTTGATATAGCAGCCATGATTTACCCCTTACTAGCCTACGCCAGTTGCATTGAGCAATTGATGCCCTACATTAAACATAACCAACACATCCGTGTAAGCATCACCAACCGCGCTGTCAGGACCATCGATAAAATCGATAATCTTTACAGGCAATGTATTGGTGGTTGCAACAGTAGATATGTCAACCGAATTTTTACTCGTACCGATAGCCGTAGAGCCAGCGGTCTGCACAACAGCACAATTCTTGCCAAGGTCATCTTGGTCAGCAGCGCCATCGCATTGCATACGCATGATCAGGTACGGGTCAGAAGCAACATACGCCACAATATCATCCGCAGCCGTTGAGGCTGGGAAATACTGGTTAGGCGTGAATTGCTTCGTGGTCGGATCGGTATATGCACATCCAACAAAAATCCCAATCGGAGTCAACGCAGTTGTCCCCGTATCTTTCTGTATGGTCGTATTGGGATTATCATCGCCCCACTTCACAAAATCGCCAAAGAAAATACTTGTCCCGTAGGCGTTTTTGATTTTGTAGTGCGTGATCTTGTTATTAAATGCACAAGATACCAGCGATCCAGTAGGTCTCGCTCCGTGTGGAGCAGCTGAAGCAGCCATAGTATCTCTCCAAAAAAATTAAACAGAATGCGACTTCACGAGTCGCGCCCGAAAGAGGTTCTCGATTTGCGCTCAAAGACTTGCTTTGTCGCCATACGGGAATCCTGATTCTTAAAGTAAACATTGTCCACAGAGTCCATCTGTTGTTGAGCCATTTTGCTAAAATACTCATCACGGGCTTTCGCCCTTTCTTCAGGCATCTTGCACAATAATAACCCACCTATTTCCACATGGCCCTTCATCGCCCAGTCAGATTTATGGTCCATCATATGCATCTGGAGTTCAGGATGATCCTCAAGCTTACAAGGCTTCCATCCCTCCCGAAATCTTTTGGACACATTCGTAACATCAGTTTCTCCAGTAACACTGGTTCTGATATAACGAAAAACCCATCCCGGTTGTGGTGTAGGGTCAGGCAAATTAGATGGATTTTCCCAACTTTCATATCGCTGGGTAGCCTCCCGGCTTTCTGAACCCCTCGGGGTGCGCTCTTCCTGCTCTTCAGGCAAACTTTCAGTCAAAAGCTCTTTCTCGATATTATCTACCGTTTGATCCTGCTCAGACATACAAGTTATCTCCTCAAAAGCTCCTTCGCATACTGTTCAGGCGTTATCCCAAGTTGGCGAGCTAGTCTAACTTGGCTACCTTCCAGTTTTATTTCACGAGTAGCTTTCCCGCTATTCCTCGTGGCTGGTGCAACAACACTCGATGGTTGCCGCCTCTCAGGCTGCGCTTCCACGACAGCCTCAGATGTTGATTGTATACCATAAAATGATGGAAATTGCGCTTTCATCATAGTATCGACTTCTTTGTAGTAACGATCTGGCTCCTTGGCAGGATCAACTCCAGACCCCTGAAGGTGCTGGTCAACCCACATTGAATAGGCAGTCATCTCCCTCTGGAAGGGTTCTGATCCCATAAACCAAGGGTTCCTGTTCGCCCATTGCTGCATATCAGGATCAGGCTGCGCCTGCTCTTCTGGCTGAGGCTGGGGCTGATTCGAAAACTGCTGTGCTACGTTATGTTGTAATTGCTGCGCATAATTAGGAGACTGCTGCTCTGCCAGAGTAGCCTTTGACAGCTGCTCCTGAGCCTTACTCATGGCATCCGCGTCCCCGTCATCATAAGCTTTCTTGAACTGGGCCTGCGCACTATGCTTGGCCCATTGCGCATTATTCAGTGCCTGTTTATTCAAGGCTTCGGAACCCGAAGTCAGCATTGCCTGAAGGCGCTGGTTATCAGACATGAGAGCCTTCATCTGTCTGGCAGCTTCGTTACGTTCCTGCTTTATAGATTCTTTTTCCCTCTGCTCCTGACTGTACTGGTATTTAAGGTGGGAAATACGATCCCCTGCACGTTGGCTGAGTTCAGATATTTCGTTATCCACCTCAGAAGGATCATGTTCACTGGAAGAAGATTTTTTTTCTGGAATCTCTGGAGAATCCTCCACAACCTCTATGCTCAGGTTGTCACCAGAGACGGTATCCGTAATTTCCGTTTTTACCCCAAAAAACTTTTCTTCTTCGGATTGTCTTGGAATCTCTGCCTCAACTTTATTTTCTTCACTCATGTCCTGACCACTCCTGTCGGGTCTTCAACCACCGCTTCCACGGTATCATCGTTGATAAGCCTGAACTCTTTCCCGTACATTTTGATTCTGGTTCCAGAATATGACCTGAAAACCACCCAATCCCCTTTCTTGCACCAAGGCCCAGAAGGAAACCTCGCGGAATCATTGTAGCAATCTGGCCCAAGATCAAGCACATAAGCGCAGATATTGCTGACTTCCTCGTCCCTGATCGTTTGTTTAGCCTTAACAATGCCACCTTCGGTCTTCTCTTCCGCATCTGGCATAACAACCAGTATCCTCCATCCCTTAGGGTTTGGAAGCTGGCTTTTTGTATCCAGTTCCCGAACTGGACTCTTAACCGTCTGATTCAATGAATTTACCTACCCATTCAAACATCTCTCTTTCGGCAAGAGAAAGACCTTCCACAATTCCTACCATTTTCTGGTATTCACCAAAATCCTTGCAGCTGCCCCCAGAAAGATGATCGGTATGCTCACTCTTCATCTCTGAGAACCGTCTTTTCAAAAAGTCAGAAAGTGATTGCTCTTTGAAATCATTCCTCATTAGTTTTGTTATCTTTAGCTACCTGTATCCCAATGTCAACACCTTTTCTGTAATCCTCTCTGGCCTCTTTATCCTTTTGTTTTTTCTCTTCTAGCAAATCGCTAGCAATTTTCTGCCCTATACTGGCCCCAGCAATCCTCTCCTGAGAATCAATCCTCTTGTTTTCCACTGCATCCTTGGCCGCAGCCTTTTGTGCTTCAAGCTGAATTTTTGCCTGATCACTCTGCGCCTTACGCTGCACTTCGGATTCCTTGATCTGAAGTTCCTTCTGCTTGGCCTGTATCAACGGGTCTTCCTGCTGTTCCTGAATTCTCTGCTGTTCCGCCTTCGCTGCATTCGTTGCAGCTACCCGGGTCGCTGCCTGCGCAACCAGAGCAGAAATACGCTTCTCCACATCGGGCGGCAGAGGCTCCCCTACAGGCGGAAGCTGGGTCCCCATTTCCTGCTCGACCTGCTCCCTGAACTGCAGGGCAAGATGTTCCGTAATATAGGCAGAAGCCGTCATCATTATCATCTGTGCATTCGGGGCCTGTTCCAGTTTCTGTGTAATATTCGGGTCCTGTTGCGCAGATGTAACGGTCTGTATGTGTGCTTCATGGTCTTGGAATTCAAAAGCTTTTACTGGAACTCCATTCAGGAGGTTCTGAACAGCCGTCACTGGATCAACAGGAGGGACATCATTCTTATCTGGAATAATATCTTCTGCATCCCTGATACCGAGTACATCGAGCATCTGCCTGTGCAGTTTGGGAAGGTCATACATCTGTGGTGACTGGGAGGCCAGTTGCAGAGCCGCCTGATACTGCATGATCCTCTGCGCCATCGTGGCGGCATTCGGGTCAGAAACAGGAAGAACATCGATCCTTTCATCGAAATCTTCCATCTTGACCGCTTCTTCCTCTTCAACTTCGTAGGGATAGCTTGCATCCGTGAAATCCTTGACGATAGTGACCAGAATCCCAAATTCCTTGCGCATGGATGCGTGTAACCTAGCCTGTACCGCACTCATTACCTTCATGTTCCTCTCAAGAAGGGCCAGAGTCGTACCCACTGGGGCCTGATTATTCATATCTGAAACCTTCAGGTCAGTAATGCTTGCAAAACGCCTCCCCTCTTCTACGATATTTCCCAGTAACTGGTACAGGGTTGCGCTCGGCTCCTTGTAGGGAAGGAAGGTGATATTGTCCCGAATAACCCCGCCCGGCACATCCACATCACGGAACTCGCCCGGCATGATTGGCGTGTCATCGCCCTTGATACGCAATCCACGCGCCTTGAGGCCACCCGGTAAATTGGAAAGAGTCCCCGCATCCACGAGTTGCCTGAGAAGACTGGTTGCAGACTTTGACAGGCCGCCAACAAGATGGACCAGACCTAGCCCGTAGAATCCCAGACCGGGCAGGTACTGGTAATGGACAAAGTGCATCCTGCGTAATTTTTTAGGGTCATCCTCATAATAATTCCTTCGGATGCTGAGTATGACTCCAGACGGATAGTCCAGAGTAACTGCATAGGGCAACGCAATCCCAGTAGGCTCACCGTTTTCGGAGGTATCTTCAAACCCGACCAGATCAAGGTCTACCTGCATTTCAAGTAATTCATGGCGGTTGTCGTAATTAAATACATCCATTTCGCCAGTCATCTGGTCATATTTCTCCGTGATATCGCTTGAACTGGGTGTTGCGTCTGGAAGTTCCACATCCCTGTAAAAGCCGCTAACCTGCATCTTCCTGATGTCATTGGTCGATTTTTTCATTACATGGGAGGCTCTCTCACAGGTCTCAAGGTCACTGGCCCCGTAATTCACCACCACATCCTCAGCAGGTACAAAAATACCGCACGGCCTTCCAAGGTTATGATCGTAGTATATTTTCCTGAAAGCAGACCCTGCCAGAGGAAGTGAGAAAAGCATCTTCTCGGTCTCTGACCGATATTCAACCATCTCATGGGTGAGAAGGTAGTTCAGGTAATTCTTGACTCTTTCACCCTGAGATTCTTTCTCGTCTGTTATTTTTCCTACAATCTTGATCCTGACTGGTCCCTGAGCGGGAAAGATTTCAGAAATCGCCTGTGACTGGAACCGAACCACTGCCTCACTCAGCATGGGATGGAAGACCCCGCAAGCGCCAGCCCAAGGTGCTGTCCTTTCCTCGATCTTCAGCCCAAGCTGGTCAAGTCCCTTGATATAGGCTTCTTCCCATTCAGCGCGTGATTCCTTATCCGATTTAAATGACTGGACAAGTTCAGAGCCTATTCTCTGAAGTTCATCATCTTCAATAAAATCAACAAGATTGGAATTAAAATCCTGATCCGTTGTCTCTTTTCGGTTAGGATCAAAATCAATAATCATCCCCCCGTCTTCCGTATCAATGGATACGGACTCTGGGTTCTCTATCGCGATAGAGAGTGCCTCTTCTGGTTCCTGCTCCACAAGACCCTCAATAGGTGTTGCTGGGTTTCGTTCTATAGCCATAGATAACTCCATTTCTCCTAATAATAATCCGCTATCCTGTTCGGCTCCATCGGCTCATCTTCCTCGTCAGATGACAGGGAAACAAAACCTCCCTGCCTGAACCTGAGCAACGCCTGAGTACTGCTGTCCACCAGATCATCATGCTGCATATTCGGAAATCCAGCAAATTCCTCCACCACTTCTTCGGCCCATCTAGTCTTTGGACACCAGACCACCCCAGAAAAGAACAGGTCAGCAACCGCATTAACCCTCGCAATCTTGTCATTTCCACGGCTAGGCGTGTATTCAGATACGGGAATACCGATCTGCCTCAACTCGAAAATGAGCGGAGTACCTGCAGCTTTCGCTTCCACAATGAAAGCATCTGGCTTGTAGGCCCTGTACTTTTCCATTGCAGTCTTCTTCAGGTCTGGAAATTCAAGCCTTTCCTTGTAGGCATCAAGCAGGATCAGGTTTGGGGCCATTGTCCCCTCATCCTTGTTTTCTAGGTAGAAAACCCCCCATGTAGTACAGGCAGAATAATCAGCCCTCTCTGTTTTCAGGAAGGCAGTATCCCATGACTGGATAACAAACTCGCATTTCGGGGGATCGATCCCGCTCCATTCCTTCCACCACTCCCGTTTTACGAGAGCGCCTTCTTCAGATGTCGGGTTCTGCTGATACTGGGCAGACCATTTTGAGGTAGGCAGTTCAGAGCGTAACGCCTCAAGCTCCTCCAGTTTCCAGAATTCTTCCCAAAGGGGCCTGCCTGATGGTAAAATAGCTGGTAATTCAACCACTTCCCACTGATCGGAGCCTCCTCTTTTGACGCTAGCATCGACCACTTCACCTGTAAGGTCTTTCTCGTGCCACCGCGTCATCACGACTACTATGGCCCCGCCGGGCTGGAGCCTCTGCCTCGGCCCAGAGGTATACCACTCATAAGTACGCTGGAAAACATTGAAGTCTGCGCTAGCGCCTTCCTGCTCCGAATGCGGGTCATCGATAATCAGCAGGTCTGCGCCCTTACCCGTTACCGCACCGCCCACACCGATGGCGAAATACTCCCCTCCACGGTTCGTATTCCACCTGCCTGCAGCCTTGGAGTCGGCCTGAAGGCTGGTTTTGGGGAAAATCTTTTTAAAATCAGCACTATTGACCAGATTCCTGACCTTTCTGCCGAACCCCACAGCAAGTTCAGCAGTATGGGCAGTCTGAATAATCTTCTTTTCGGGGAATCTTCCGAGAAACCAAGCAGGAAGAAGGTAGGAAGCAAACTCAGACTTGGTATGCCTAGGCGGCATATTGATAATAAGCCTCTTCAAGTCCCCTTTTGCAACCCTTTCAAAGGCTTCGGCCATGATCGAGTGATGAGCACCTTCGATAAAGGCAGACCACATCTCTTTCACAAAGGGCATGAAGTTCTGTCCGCAGGCTTGTCTCGCCCTAGCGTCCTGTAATTCATCCAGCAGGACCAGAATTTCCTGCTTTTGCTCGATGGAAGCGTTTTGTAACTGGGTTAGTGCAACATTATTCATAGGACGAAAACATATGAGTTGCACGTTGCGTCTACTAGGGGAATGCAACCTGCAACTCGTCTGCAAGAAGAAGAGGAAACAGGCTTTCCTTTAAGGTGAACTATTACTGTGATCCAAAACATCCGGCCTGCTCCTCCCCATAATAAGATATAACTTAGTAAGAACTTCTTTCTGTATAGAATCTCTTCCTAGATAGTTGCCTTACTAAATACCATTGTATTAATCATTCATAGCTAATACCTCTTACTAAGTACTATTTAGTAGAAGCTACTTACGGGGCGTAAGTAGCTCAAGATTTTAGCATCTGACCACATCTTCACACGAAACTCAAATAACTGGGCCATTGTCTGCGCAAATACCAAAAAATACCGGCCGGGTATGGCGTAATTCGGGTAAAAATAGTGAAAACAAGGGGTGGTATGGGCAAAAAAGGCTGTGATTTCAGTAATATAGTACCGGTGGGGTATGAAAAGTGGGCTATGGATGAGCAGATCACTATGTAAATACAGTCGGTCGCTACACCTTTTTTCTTCCGTGGGGGGTGGGTGTCTGTCGGGCGCGGGAACTACGGGATGGAATCTGTAAGTTATTGATTGTCAAGGGTTTTTTCCTTTCTCAGTCGGGTTCTAAGTTACTGATTTATAAGGATTTTCTCAACTCATTATTCTTCCTTGGATCGGCCACTCACCCGCTCAGGCGCACTCAGGGCGCGCACAGGCGTGGCGCGTCTGTGTGTGAGTCCAGTGAAGGTCATGTCAGGCCAGTAGCTCAGACAGCCG